ACATCGAAAAGTTCGTCAACAAGGATGCTGTGGTGCGCGACCTCGAAGAGCGGCAGCGCGGGCAGCAAGGGCAGAACAACCTGCTCAACTGGCTTGGCCTTGATCCACGCATTGTCGCCGCGGCGGGATTCCAGGGCGTACTTCCCGGAAGGTTGGGCGGAGAGGTGCCTGCCGACTGGATGATGAACACGACCTCTGGCGGTGGCGCCGGCCAGGGCGATTGGTCGCAGGCAAGCGCACAGATGCAGGCCGGGCTGGGCAAGGGCGCAGACTCCGGCTTGCAGCAATTTGGCCTCGACGCCGTAACCACCATCAGCAACGCGATGACCGGCGAACAGGCGCAGAAGCAGTGGGACACATTGGGCGAGAGCGTCGGCCAGATGATGACGACCGCCATCGAAACGGGCATCGCGGGAACTGATTTTGTCGGCGTAATCGTGGCCGCGGCGCTCGAACAGATCAACGCGGCTTTGGAGAACACAACGCCATGACCATAAGCATTAACGGTAGCGCCATCCCTGTGAGCATTCGGGACATTGGCAGTTATGTTTGGGTTGCCTTCAGCGAAGAGCGGCAGAACGGGCTGGGCGAGACGGTGACAGCTGGGCTACCTTCTGTCACCTGGACGTTTCCGATCCTTTACCCGGTAGATTTTGCCTGGTGGGCAACAACACTTTTAGCCGGTGCATTCTACCTCAAGGCTGATGCTGTACTTCCCAACGACCTCGACACCGAGATTAGCTACTCGCAAGTCATCGTACGTCGCCCCACCTACAGCGGTCGCCAGAATGGTCTCTATCAGAACGTTGTCGTTAAAATCGACACCATGAAAGTCTAAGCCTGTGGCTCCTTTTCAGTGGGCGATTTACATTGGCCCGCCCTGGCATGATGCGGCCAGCCCTTACTATTTTGATTGGCCGAGCTATGACAAGGATGAGGCCAGCAACCTCAACATAGCATCCACCGTCGCCACGACGCTTGTCTCCGGAGCGACTTCGGTTGTCCTCGCCAATACAGGCTCCTTTGCCAGCAAAGGCGGTTTATGGATTGGGCCAAATGGGAGCGGGCAGAGTTGGGAGTATTGCGAATATACGAACAAAGTGCCAACGAACACGCTGACAGGTCTAACGCGTGAACCCACGGCGGTGCCGGGGACCGTCCCGGCGCGCGACCATAACGGCATCCATAATGCTGGCGCTGCGGCTCGCTTATGGTGGCTGCTGGCAGAGACAGATGGCAACCTCAACATCAACTTTTCGCTGGATGACCTTTCGGTTGCTTCCGACTGGCAGTTTGACATCAGCGGCATCAAAGCACCGCAAGCGGCCTTTCAGCCGCTGCACGTCGCCGTCATCCAGTACCGCCAGGCGGTCACAGGAACACTGAGCAATTTCCTGGTCGGCTTTTTGGACAGCGCTTCGATTCAGGATGATGCCCGTAGCACGCGCGGGTGGTCGGCCAAGTTTGCCAGCGTGGGTATGATGTTGCGCCGCACACAGGTAGAAGGCGTGCGCGTTGGCAACTTTGATCTGGCGGTCGCCGGCCAGGCCACTTCGACGGTGCCGCTGGCTGCCGCGCACAAGGAACGCTGGACGGGTGACTTCACACCCGCTAAACCCAACTTTGACGCCAGCATCGTTTTGCAAGAGGAGGACGATGGTATCTGGATTGGCGACCGTCTGATTGGCACATCGGAAGATCCCGCTGATTACAGCGGCATCAGCCAGATCTACATCAACCCGCCAGCCTCGATCAACAGCGGCTCGAAGTGGTTTGAGTTTATCTGGAAGAATACGGACAGCACCGAGATCATCGCCTGGGACAGCGTAAACGGCAATCAAGTCCACCTGGATCTGCCCAGCCTCGAAGTTCATGCCGGGGAGCGCGTGATCGTGGCCGAGAACGAAGTCATCTTTCTCAAAGAGAACCCGACGCAGGAGGCTATCCACATTTTTGACGTATCCGGCTCAGACAACCCGGGCTTCTTTAATCACCTGTGGCCGGCAGGTGGCGGCATGGCCTTCAACTTCTTCGGCAGCTACAGTGGCGGCGCTTTTTGGGGATCGACTACCACCGATGATGCCGGCTTTGCCGGTGGCTGGGTCGGGCCAGCGATGCCGGCGCCCAAGTTCGACGAAACCATGCGTTGGAAGGCGCTCGACAACGGCCACACCAATACAAAAGATGATTGGGAAGTCAGCATGCGCCAGTCGCCAGGCTACCGCATCCACAACAACACGCGTGGCGAGCAGGCCTGGCTGGCCGTGACCTTGCCTGGCATGGGGCTGATCCTGCACGATGACATCGATGCCGTGAACCCCGCTGCCGGCAGCTTCCTCACCATCGATGGGCAGAACGGGCCATCGACGGATGGGCTCGCCAGCACAGGTGATATCGTGGTCGGTGATGAGGTGATCCGCTACATCAACAAAACATCGACCAACGTCCAGGTCAGCGAGCGCGGCGCCTATGGCACAGCGGCGGTCGCCCACAAAGCCAGCGATGCCGTCTTTGTCTTTCACACACAAAACGGCAGGCTTAGCGTCACGGATGCCATGCCGATTCGAGCATTGATCTGGGAGCGTCCCGCTGGCAGCACTAACTACCCGCGTGACTTCAATTGGCGCTATTCGGCGCTAGAAGCACGAACGCCAGATGCCGAGCAACATGAAGATGACTATGAGTTCTACCAGCCTATTACCGACTATGCCACGAGCAGTATGCAGTTGACGTTAGCCCAGGCACGCGTCAAAACCATCTTGATCGAGTTCAAACGCATGAGCGCCGACCCTTCACGCCCGCGCATCAACCGCGTCAAGGCGTTGGTGGATGAGAGCTATTTTGACAGCTCGCTGTGGCTGGACGAGGGCAGCAGCATCGAACAGCTCATGCAGCGCATCCTGCTCAATGCCGGGATCAGCTCCAGCGCTATCCAGATCGTCAGCAACGGTGTGGCGCCGAGCGGCTTCACCACAGCCATCGATATGGCCTGGAACGTGATTGCCAGCGCCGCCGAGCTGGGCAACAGCATGATCAAGATCGACCGTGATAGCAAGGTGATCTTGCAGCCCGACAACCTCTGGCGCGTGCCGGTCGGCAGCTATGCACCGTTCCGAACCTGGACGCGAAGCTCCGCCGCCAACGTGCAATTTTCGCGCAATGCCGGAGGGGCTGTCTCGCAGGTCAAATTGCACTGGAAGTTGCCAGATGGCAGTGACAGCGGTGTTGCCAAGTTTCCATCTACACCAGCTTCGCTGGGCGCTGAGCAGGAGATCGGGCCGCTCTACTTTGCCAGCAGCGCAGACGCCGACCTTGCCGCCCGCAAACGCTATTATCTAGCCCGCTATCCCTATGAGCTGGTCGTCTCGCTGGCGCAGGGCGATCTAGCGGTCGAGCCTCACCAGATCCACCGCGTACAATGGCTGATGGCCGAGGACGGCACGCAACTCGACAGATTGATCCTGGTGCGCCAGGTGCAACATTCTATCAGCAATCAGCTGATGGACACGGTGCTGCATGGCATCATCATCGACCAGGAATGGGAGGTCTAGATGCCCAATAATGCACGAATTTCCGCTCATGTGACCCGCCAGGCCAACAAGCTGGCGTCCAAACTCGATAAGCGCTATGAGCGGTCACCGGTTGTCTTTCAGGGCGTGAGCGCAGGCCATAACCAAGTACAAATTGGCGGCAAACTCTACCCGGCAGAAGGCGTCGATGGGCAGGGTGGCTCGCTGCAAGTGATCAACGTCGGTACACCCGCTGTAGCTCGCTATGCGCCTCCCAATCGTAGCAGCGTGATTGCTCTCTCCGGATCGGGTGGGGGTAGCGGTGGTGGCGGCAGCGGCGGCGGTGGTGGCGGCGGTGCTACCAACCTCGACGCCTTAACCGATGTCACGATAACAGGGCCAGCCAACGGACAGGTCTTGCAATACAACGGCGCCAGCGGCCAATGGCTCAATATGCCATTCTCCTTTGCGCCTTCTCCACATGGCCTTTCCAGCGCCCATCACAATGGGCTACTCAACTGGCCGTTGATCAACTTCTCCGGCTCTACTCTGCATGACCTTGCCACGCGTCTGCATAGCGATTTACAGGGCATCGGGCCAGATGACCATCACCCCAAGCAACACGTCCTGGCAACAGGAACGGGGATAGGGCCGGACCACACCATCAGTGGGGCCGCGGCGGGGCAAGTGTTGCGTGCGCTTAGTGCAACCACCGCCCAATTCATGAAGTTGCACCATACCGACCTCGACACTGTACTGCCTGACCAGCATCACCCACAACAGCATGTGCTTGCGACCGATGTAGCGCTTGGCGCTGACCATACAATCAGCGGCGCTCTTCCTGGCTATGTGCTGCGCGCCAGTTCGCCGACCGCAGCACAGTTTATGCAGTTGAACCATGATGACCTGAACAATGTTTTGCCCGACCAGCATCACACGCGCGTTCACAACATCATAACGGGAGATGCTACAGGTGCTGTTCACAGCATCACAGGCGTTAGGTTTCAACTGGTGGGAGCAACAGGGACGAATGTGCTAGGGCTGTTGACACCCTCCGCTGCGCCTGGCGCAGCCGAAGCCATTCTCAAAACCGACATAAATGGCGGCATCCAGTTAGACACCAATCTGCTCTACGTGGATGGGGCCAACAATTGGGTTGGCATCAATCGCGTGCCAAGTGGGGCGACATTCGATCTGATTGCCTTCTCCAATGCCGACCACACGCAGCGCATCAAGCAGAAGAGTGGGCAAACGGGACGCATGTGGCGCATTGAGGATTTGAGTGGCTCCGAGCTGATTGTTCTTGACAGTGTGGGCAATTTGCAGAGCGGTCATCCGGGCTTTGTGTCGGGGCTCACGGGCTGGCAGATCACCCCGGTCGGCAATGCCGAATTTAACAACATTTGGGCCAGAGGCGAGTTACATGCCACGGTATTCGTGAAGGACGAGATCCATGCCTCTGGCGGGTCATTCTTCGTGGCGACAGCGGGGACGCTGCATGACGACGCCGTGATTAGCTCATCCGCGGTCGATGATGATGTGCTTGTCGTTTACAGTACCCCGGCTGGCATGGGCGTACCCCTCCAAGTGGTGACGACCAGCGGCACATTTACGGGTAACGAACTGCACGTGGCATGGATCGGTAATTTCATCACCATCAACGACCCGCCATCGGGGCCTGGCTTTTACTTCCAGCCGGGCGATGTGATCCGTTCCAAAACAGAAGTGCCGACAGGCGTCACCGATTTTTGGTTTGAGGTCATCAGTGCCACGCAGAACAGCGGCTATGCCACCTACAGCGTGTATAAGCGCAGCGGCACCGATGGCACACTTCCCAAAGGCAGCGCTGTTGTCTCCTATGGCAAGCAGGGCGATGGCCGCATCCTCATGACCTCCGATTTGAACTACGCCCCCTACATCGACGTGTTCACGGTAGGGCCGAATGTGTGGACAGGCGCGGCGGGTTCGGTTGTGCCGCGTATGCGAATGGGGCGGCTGGATGGCATCGGCTTGCCGGGTATCAGCGGCGTGGAGCAGTACGGTATGATCGCCGGCAAGGATTTGTCAGATGCCAATACTGGCTATCTGATTGCTTCCAACTTGCAGCTGGCACTCTACAAAACCGACATTCGGCTCAACAACGGCATCGCCGACACAGGCCTGTGGACAGCCGATGGCAACATCCGCATTGGCAAGAACGTCGGAGCCGATGCCACCACAGGTTTCCGTGTCTATACGACCGATGCGCCAGGGGCGAATGCCGGCGATGTGATCATCGGCAATGTGGCGACGGGCAACTATCTGCAATGGTCACAGGCAGCGGGCGTGCTGTTCGTGCAAGGACAGCTCCTGGTGGCGGGTGGCGGCGGCACGGTCGATCAAGCCTATGTCGATGCCAAAGACGTGCAATATGATGGTTATGCTCAGACCTATGGCACAACGGCGCAAAATAATGCCCAGGTCTATGGCACAGCGCGGCGATTGGTCGGTGTGACAGGGACATGGACAAGCCCAGGCCCGAACCAGATTAGTTGGACTGCGCTCAGCGCAGCCTTTGCCAATGGCACATCTCGTAGCATCTCCTCGACGGGATCACCGCTGACCATCGGCGCCCGCACCTATCTCTATGTCAGTGTGGCGGGGACGGGTACGATCACGATGTTGACGACGACCAACCCTGCGCTGATCAACTCCCCTGACCATGTGCTAATCGCCGTGGCTGACCCAGGATCGCCCAAAGCCTCGGTAACAGTCGTGGCGGGGACAACCTACATATCCGGCTCCAACATTGCCACTAGCTCAATTACCACCAACCAGATCGCCGCCAATGCCATCTACGCCAACCAGATTGTGGCGGGAGAAGTCCATGCCTCGCATCTGGCCGCGGATGTGCTGACGACGACGACCGATGCGGCAACCGCCAAAGCCAGCGGGCAGCGAACCATAGCGGTGACAGGCACTTTTGTCTCGACAGGCTACCAGTCGATCAGTTGGGGGACGCCAACCAATGTCCAGGTGGTCAAGGGCGACAGCACCCTTATCACAATCACAGATGGCGTACTCAATGCCGCTAGCGGTGCCCCGCTGGCGCCACTGACGACGAGGCTCTACCTCTACATCCTCGAAACCGATGCCGGAACCGTGGGCATGAGGGCGGTCAGCAACATCGATTCTCTTCCTGCCAATGCCATTATGATTGCCGTGGTTACGCCAGGTACTACGGGTGTCAATGGCACCGAAAACGCCTCAATTGTCATGGTTAATGGCGGCGTCCTCATTTCTGGTGACAGCATTGCCGCCGGCAGCATCATCGCCAGCAACATCAAGGCCAACAGCATCACGTCGGCTCAGATTGCGGCTGACGTATACACAACGGCCAATAGCAAAAAGGTGCTGGCGGTCAATGGCACATTTACGCCCTCGCTGACCAATGCGGCGCTGGTGAGTTGGACAGGGGTTACACTGGTTCGAGGCGATGGTGGGGCATTGCAGACCATCACGAATGGCAACACAGGTACGATGACAGCGCGTACCTACCTCTACATCAATGACGGCGATCCTACCTCAACGACGATGAAGGCGCAGACGGACATCAACCTGATTCCACCCAATGCGATTATGGTGGCCGTGTGTGAGCCAGGCGTGGAGGCGGCTTCAGCGGTTGTGGTCGGTGGTGGCGTGGTCATCTCCGGCGATGACATTGTGGCGGGTAGTATCAACGCGGATCGCATTGTCGCCGACACGATTACGGCGGTGCAACTGGCTCCAAGTTATGAGACCGCGCTGACCACCCAGATCAACGCTGCGGCATCTTCTGCGGGTGGCACTGCTCAGACCGCAGCCACTGATTATAGCAATGCCCGCCATCTGATCGGTGTCAGCGGAACCTGGACGGTGACAGGGCGCAATGCCTTCAACTGGTCTAACTTTTCTGTGCGCCTTGGCGATGGCACGCGCAACGTAGGACTAGGTAGTTTCTCCAGCACTACCTTTGTGCGCCGTTATTTCTGGATCGATGTTACTGCTACTACACCTGCTCTGACCTCTGCGACCGACCCAACGACGTTGGGGCCGAACGCTGTATTGATTGCGGTCTTTGACCCTGGCGCGGTCGCTTCTCCGACCGGTGGTGGCATGGGAACGCTGACGATTCTTGGCGGCACAACCTGGATTGGCGGTGACCAGATTATTACCGACAGCATCGTCGGTAATCGCATTAAAGCCAACTCGATCAATGCCGGCCATATCATTGCCCAACAGATTAGCAGCGACAAGATGAACATCAATGACCTGTCGGCCATGAAGGGAACATTCAGTTCCCTCAACACAGGGCCATTGACGGTCAACGGCAGCCTGGCGATGAATACGACAGGCAAGATCTATTCAGGCACCAAAACAGCCTATGGCACGAATGCTTCCGAGCCTGGCTTCTTCCTCGGCTATGACACAGCGTTCCCGCTCGCCGCCTACAAGTTCAAGGTGGGCGACATCGCCAAATCTGAGTTTAGTTGGGATGGCGCAACTATGGCGATTACAGGAAGCCAAGCATTGCAGATTGCCAATACGGCATCAGGCCAAATTTTCAGTATACGCGGGCCAGGATCTTCGTCAGGCTTGTTGACCCTGAACTCGGTAGGTGCGCTTGCCTTTACCAGTTCGGGTGGGACAAACGCGAACTTTACTGCGCCGCTGGTGACAGCCAACAAGTTCATCCAAACGGGCGACACGCTGCAATTGGTGACACCGCGCGTGGTCGCATCCGCTCAATCAATGCCAGGTTCGCTCGGCTTCAAGGGCGAGATGTGTTGGGGCATCGATGGCATTGGCAGGGTATGGCTCTATTTGTGTTATGCAGATAACAACTGGTATCGCATCCAATTCCCGACAACGACTTGGTAAGTCAAGATTAAGGAGAAAGATCATGGAGACCATTCAACTAAGCACGAGTCAGCATGAACAGATGGCGGGGCTGATTATGCAACTGAGTACGGCGCGGCAGATTGCCGAAGCCTTTGTTGGTTACTTCGCTAAGGAGCTGGGCGTCAACTTGCAGCTGTACCAGTTTAATGCCGACAACCTGGCCTTTGAGCCAATACAAGTTTTTGAACCACAAGGGGCACCGCCTATGGGCGTTCCTCCCTCTCAAAACTTGGCCGAACAAATTCAAGCGGTGGGAACTCCTGAGAATGGCAGAATTGAGGCGATCTAGTGCCTAGCACAATCCGTGACCTGACCGAACTGACCACGATTGCCGCTGACGACTACTTTCTAATCAGCGACACGTCAGACGTGACCAACCGCGACAAGCGCATCAGCCGTACCAATCTCAATTCGCCCTTCAAGAGTGGGGCACCAGTGGCGGGGCGCATCGCCAGTTGGGCCGATGCCAACACGGTGCAGGATGGCGGCTTTGCGATCAGTGACATTGCGCGCCTGAGCGTGGCGAATAACTTTGCCGCGCTGGCTACGTTTGCAGCCGGCGTCAACTTTGGCGGGACGACTCTCAACCAGTACGTGCAAAACACATGGACGCCTACCGATGCCAGCGGCGCGGGCCTGACCCTGACCACAGCCATCGGGCGCTATACGCGCATCGGACGGATGCTCTTCGCCCCCTTCGCCATCGGCTTTCCGTCAACCGCCGATACGGCTGGCATGGTGATTGGCGGCTTACCATTCACGCCCTTGGCGATTACCGGCTCGACAGGGGGCGGCGGCTTTTTGTACTCGACCAGCTTACTTTTTCCCGTAACAGTTCTTGTTGCAACCACCGCCGTGTTGCTCTTTAGCAATGCCAACACGAATGTGAGCGTGAAAAATTCGGATATGTCGGGCAAGTTCATCCGCGGCATGGCCGTCTATGACATTTAACAGAGACATTGAATAGATAAGGAGAACCGAAATGACACCTGAAGAAGTTGATGCTTTTTTGCAAAACGGGCGCGGCTCATTAACGGGCCTGACGCTCAACATGGAGAAACTAGCGAACTGGTCAAGCAGTTTTGACGAGCGCGGCGGGCAGCCGGTTTATGGGGATGATGCGCTAAACATCGTCACCTTTAACAATGAGTTGCAAGACTGGTTGACGCCAGCACGCAGGGCGACGATCAGCAAGTATCGCACCGACGTTTAAGCGTTCCGGGAACCCTCTGGGTGCCACGGCGCTATATCTCGCCCGCCGCCAGCAACGCTGCGCCGCGGCGGCGGAAAAACGGCGGCGGAAAATTGGTGAGCACCTGCGATGCAGAGGTTGGCGGGGAGTCAGCGCGCTTGGTCAACTTCGACAAAGCCGACGGCGCCGTTGCAATTGACCTTGAAGTAATAAATAGCGGTGTCGCCGCTACCAAGCACATGCGATTCATCATCGAGCTTGGTGCAGACTGTTCCTTCAGCGATGTCTTTGAATTGTTCGTTTGGGCCTTCAGTCAACTCAGCCCAGAGATGAACGTAACCATTGTTCCAGGGCTTTGCTACCATTTTTAGAGAATTGCCAATGGATGCAGCATCAGCACTTTGGGATGGCGCATCCATTGCGTTCTTGATGACGCCAAGGATGACAATCAGAACCACGGTGATTATCACAGTGGGAATCATTATGCGATTTAGCTTGTTTTCGGGTTGGGCGTCCATAGTTCCTACTCCTGTAACTGCTACCTGTAATTCGGATGGCCATATTCGCAACTTTTGCTGACGCCATTCAGCGATCGCAGCTGCCTGGGCAACGCTGCAGCGCCGGCGGCCGCCGGGTGCGATCCAGTGTGGGCGCGTAGATCCGCGCGTTGGCCATTGCCGCAACTTCTTATGCTGACCCCTACCGTATCAACTTAAATACACCCGGCAAACTCTCACAGGCATCGCCGTCCCCGTCCTGGTCCAGCTTGTGGATGTCGCCGGCGCCTTGGCTGACGCAGAAGTCATAACAGGCCTGGGCTTGGCTGTGGGTGGCGAAGTCGGAGCAATTCAGGCTGTCGCTTGAGCAGGGGCATGGGCCTTGCGGCTGAGTAGTCGCGGTGGCTGTGGGCGTCACCGTCGGCGTGTCGGTAGCGTCTGCTTGCGTTGTGGCCGTGGGCGTGTTGGTGGGCGTGTTGGTTGCCTGCTCCTCGGTTGCCGTCGGCGTGTCGGTCGATGTTGCCGTGGCTTCACCTGTGGCCGTTGCGGTCGATGTGGCCGTCGGCGTCTCAGTTGGTATCGGCGTGTCTAGGCTCACTGGCGGCGCGATGATCTGCGGCAGGCGCGTCTGCTGATTTATGGCCGCGCTGAGAAGGGTGAGGGTGATGATGATGGCAACGAGCAATCTGCGCATGGGGGCTCCTGTTGGGTTGATGGAATTAGCTTAGATGTTCAATTTGAGCTGACCTTCGCTTGGGGTGCGGTCACTCTCCGCTTTGGCAAAGGTGATCGAGGTCGGCGGCATGTTGACCTTTTTGCCGTCCAGCAGTTCTTCAATCGTCAATATCTGGATCGTTGGGTAACGCTGATTCCAACCAGGGGATTGGTAGTTGCCGGCGCTTCCCGCTTCTGTGACCATTGGGCACGACGGTAGCTCCATCGTGATAAAGATGCCCATTGCTGCCTTCTCCCTGTTGATCGTCCCCACAAGGTCGCGAATGTCACGGCTGCTCACCTTGCCACCCTTGACCTGCACCAACGCGCGCTTGGGTCTACCGCTTGCGTCGTCTACGAAACTAATAACGCCGTCGATTCCCCTGTCGGCACCCTTTTTGCCCATCTTACTGCCGGCGTCTGCCCCCAACGGGCGCGCCTGAATCAGCGACAGCGCCCACCACTGGAATTGATAGGGATTTTCCTCCGCCAGTTGTTGGGCAGAGTCCAGATCGGCAGGTTCCCCGACCACATCGTAGTCGGTTCCAGCCACCAGCCCGAAGGCGTCGGCCAGCCTGTACTTTTGCAGGGCAATCGACAGATTGGTCACGTCAATCCCGATCCACTGGCGACCTAGCCGTTGCGCGGCAGCGATGGTCGTTCCGCACCCACAGAATGGGTCAAGCACAACTTCGCCCGGATTACTAGACGCCGCAAGGATGCGCTCCAAGAGAGCAAGAGGCTTCTGGGTGGGGTAGCCCAAGCGTTCGGCGGCGTGCGCAGACAGGGGAAGAATGTCGTCCCATACACTGCCGACCACGACGCCCTTTTGCTCATTCAAGTACCTCTTCAGGCGTGGCCGCTTGGTGTAGTCAAAATTTCCCGTTTTGTCTTTTGGGTAATAGACGCGCCCTTCATCGTCCAGCTTTTCCATTGTCGCCCGTTGATAGCGCCAGCCGAGTTGAGGATAAGGGAAGCCCTTCCACTCGTACATCATGTTGGGGCGCGGATTAGGGCTTGCCATATTGTCTAATGTGTATGGCCCACGCCCGTCGTCGTCGTCAAACCTGTAAAATTTGGTGACGTATGCCTCGTCGTGATTTGTGTAGATGGGGTTGAATCCCGCCCTACTCGACTTCACATAGAATAGAATGATGTCAGCCACATCAGGGAATTTCTTCACGGCATCATTGTGTGTGTTCGTGCGCCGCCATGTAATCTCATTGCGGAAATTCTCTGGCCCAAAAATGGTGTCCAGCACCACCTTCAAGTAGTGGCTGGCGGTGGGATCGCAATGCAGATAGAGGCTACCTGTAGGCTTTAGTACTCTACGCAATTCAATCAGCCGCGACGCCATCATCACCAAGTAGGCCATCATCTGACTTTCACCAAGGAAGTCACGCAGGGCGACGATCAGCTTGCCCGCCTCGACATGGGAGCCGGTCACAAGCTGGTTGTATTGCTCCGCCGCTGCTTCATTCCAGTGCCAGGTGTCCACAAAAGCCTGTACCTGGGCCTCGGAATCAACGCCCCCTTCGTCCTTGAAAAGCACGTTGTAATTACGGTTGCTGTTGAAGGGTGGATCGAGGTAGACCAAATCAACAAAGTTGGCTGGAATGTGCTGCCGCAGGATCGGCAGATTATCGCCGTAATAGAGAACATTTCTCTTGGGAGGCATGGCAAGCTCTTTGTTTGATTCCTGGTTGGTCAGGTGAATGCTTTCGGCACAAAAAACACCCCGCGGCAGCTAGCCACAGGGTGCGGTGATCGTGGGGAGGTGCTACAATTATCCACGTTCGTCGCTGCCTGTAACAGCGGCTAACATTCGCCGCTGGACGTGCGCAAACACGCCAGCGGCTTCTCTATCTAACTATATCCGATCCCAACTTGCCTATCAAATTTCATTGCGCCGACGCGGCCCACCCACGCCCACCCGGGAGCCGGCTAGTTTCAATGGCTACACCTAGCCGGCCTATCGGAGCCTACATTGGTCACTAGTTCCTGTCTAGAAACCGGGTACGGGAGGCTCTATATTCGGCAATAGTCACTGGATACCTGGCTAAGTAGCTCCTAGCCACATCATAGCTATCGTGATCATAACGATTGAGGTGCCAACAGCGCCGCGACTTATCATAAAGGAACAGGCCGGGCTGGGTCTGTCGTCGTGCCATAATGTCGCGCAAAACGACTGATTCCTGACGGCGAAAACCCCACTTAGCAAACCCTGCCCGACCAAAAGGGAGCGGTATCAAAATCCGATTGGTGACGGAATCGATGTTGCATAACCCCGCCTCATCTTCTTCATAGCATAATTCGGTCAGGCGAGAGAGCGCTTCCATAAATAGCTCAACGACGGAGCCATCAACGTTGCGAAGGCTCAATGCTTCCGCTACCTCACGCAATGATACGTGACGCTCCGGTGCGGACTTCGCTATTGTTTCTTTTCGAGAAATCACCTGCACAATCTTATCTTGAATCGTTCGGTTGGGGCCGTTCCATGACCGCCCCTTCCTCACCATGTCATCCATGTTCTCTTGGTGCGTACCGGCAAAGAGATGATTTGGATTGGCACAGCGCCGGTTGTCGCAGCGATGGCAAATCAGTATATCCTCTGGGATTGGGCCGATATAGAGTTCGTAAGCGACTCGGTGTGCAGTAAGCTGTTTGCCGGCAAAGCGGATCATTCCATAGCCATCTCTGCGTCCTGTGCGGGCATCCCAGCACTGATCGACAGGGCCGATCTTCACTTGCTTCTCAAAGGCGTTTCTAAGTTCAACACTATTTGATTCCATATCTCTTAAATCTCTCTTTCTGCTCGCGTTTCAAATACGCCCACATAAGGAGGGTATGCGCGAGGAGTGAACCATCGGGACTAACGAAAGTGAACACGACAAAACTTACTCCCCATATCAGGGCAAAGCCACCGAGCGCGAGCAATAACGCTGCTACGCTCAGGAAAGGAATGCCAAAAGCCAGGATGCCGATCAACAGCACGACCAGGCCGGTGGTAGCCGCCAGGGGCGCTGTGGCAAGTGAAAAGGCTCTAGCCCTATCAAGGTGTGATGAATGTGGCATCGGCTCAGAAATGGGCGCCGGCGGAAGTTCCATGGGCGGCAATACGGTGACCCGGGGCGGGGCAGGGTCGGGGGCGACGTAGCGTATGTTATTCTTCTGTTCAGGCACTAGGTACAGTCCTATCTATGTGCTTAGCCGCCGGCTGCCCGCGCAAGGCAACCGGCGGCGACTTTGTTAACTTTTACGCGCTTTCTGGAGGTGGCTGCTATGCGTGAACTTTGCCCGGGTGCCCATTGGGCGCGGCCTGTTTGATCCCTGCCTCAAGTTTCCCTATCAGTACCTGAGCTTCTTTAACCTTCAAGTCGCTAAACTGGCTGACGCTGCCCGTGGAGGCGTCCTGCGCCAGCTTCGGCTCAAGTTGGCCCCAGTCGGCGCCGTACATCTGCGCCATGAGCTTGGTCAGCCGCAGGAGCTGGGCGGGTGACGCGTCGTCGGGCTGCTTGGTGCTGGGCCGGGCGGTGGGCGCGAACAAGACGTCGCCGCTGATGATCTCACCAGTTTCCGGGTCGATGGTAGCGTTCATATCCTCGAAGTCGGCCACGTCCTCATCATCGTCGAGGTCGGATTGCGCCACGGCCTGGGCCGCTTGTGCCACCGGCTTGGGCTGGGCGGGGATTTCTTCCTTGACCCGGATGCAGTCTTGCATGGTGCCGAACGCCTTGACCTTGGTCGGATAAATTGTGATGCGCTGGCCGAGCCAGCCAGAGGTGTCGTCGCCGTACAGCGCCGCAATGATATAGGCATTGGTGCTGTTCATGACGAAGCCCTTTTGGGCGCCGACGAACCAGGCGACCGGCTTGTTCACTTTCTTGGCGTCGTGCGTGATCATTTCCTCGAGCGTCACCGTCTTGATCGTGAGCGTGTACGGCTTGCCGTTGAGGTCACTTGCGGTTAGGTACTTTGAGGGAAAAACTTCTGAAATCTTCATTGGTGTAATCCTGCGCGTGTGACGATGCGCGCCCCCGATAAGTTCTACCAGTTACCGGATGCGTGATAGGCCCGATCCGCCATATCATCCTCAAGCTCGACCAGCTCCGCCCCGTAGTCGATCACGCCTTGCAGCGAACCGTCGGGCGCCGGCGTCTTACGTTTGGCCTCGGCAGCCAGCAGCCCATCCCGGTGACCGGCCATGTAGCGCTCGATGCAGCACAATGCGCTGACGTGGTGCAGCGGCTCAGGCAGATAGCCGTCCTTGGCGTCGTCATAGCCATGGCTATAAGCATAGCAGTGGCAGCCATAGGTGTCGCTGCAAACGGATTGCTGGCGGCGGGGGGCCAGTAGGAGATCTACGGCCCCGCCCGGGATGCGACCAACGGCGTAAAGGTGTGTGGTCGCCATTAGTTGACCTCCAACGGAAAGTTGGTTTTAGCAAATTCGCCAAACGCCTTACGAGCCGCGGCGTCGTAAGCATGTGCCGCATCCTGGGGGGAATTGAAGTCACCTATCCAATGGCGTCTGCCGTTGACAGTGATCCTGGCTCGCCAGACATCTTTGCGTTTGCCATTGCCCTTTTGAAGATGCACACCTTTATAGCCGCTGGTATTGTTGCCGGCCCTGTTGCGGTTATGCGTATTTTCTGCCCTGGTTGCCAAGCGCAAATTGGCGCGAGTGTTGTTCAGGCCATTACCGTCTATATGGTCAACATCTAGGCCGGCAGGAGGCTGCATAATTGCGACATGCATCTGGATAGTGGCCGGCTTGCCATCCTCCAGTGTTCCGGTGCGCTTTGCGTACCAACCACAAGGGGCTTTCCGCGCGTGCCACTTCCATTGCGAAAGCCATTCGTAATCGTTATTATCAACGACGGCGACAACGCCCTGTGTCAGGCGAATCTCTTTCATGGTTAGCGCTTGCCCCCGCTCAGGAAGTAACGTGTCGTGAGTGTTTCGCCGACCACCGATTGATAACCTGAGCAATAATCCTTGATGTCATCAAGGTGGGTGAAGAAATCTTCCGGCACGCAGGAGAGGCCGTTTTCGGCGTCCTGTGCGCCAAAGGTGAACGGTACGGAGGCGGTGCTAACATACCACTTTTTGACCGCGGGCGCTGAAACTGCTAAACTTGTCATGTTGAAACCTTTCTTGTGACAGAGACAGGATTGAGACCGTGAGGCGGGCCGTTACGAGCGGCTGCGCCTCTTTTCTATTGGCTTGCGCCCTGTGCGCTCGCCGTTGAATGTAGTATAATGTATTTGATTGTATATGTCAATTGTCAATATTGACAATTCATTCTATTCTGTTGTATTCTGGATTTGTTGGAAGTAGGAAATCAAACAAGAACGGAGATAGGCGCATGACACAGCAGTTGATGACAGTAGAAGAAGTGGCCAAATATCTGCAACTGAACCCGCAGACGGTTTCGCGCATGGCGCAGCGCGGCGAGTTGCCGGCGGCAAAGGTCGGCAGACATTGGCGTTTTCGTCGGGAAATACTGGATAAGTTTTTGGACGACGAAGCTGCAAAAACGTTGACCCTCGAAGGATCAATGGCTTAGAAGAAGATACGGCCACCGGCGAGGGGTAAGAAAAACGCCCCGACCCGTGAGAGCCGAAGCGTTTGATCCGTATGCATCTAGCCTGTTGGTTTGCCGCCTTACGGCTGATGCCAGCACATTAACATGGTGATGTTAAATATGCTTAGTAGCGCATAGGGGATTCGAACCCCTGTCTTTGCCGTGAGAGAGCAATGACACGATGTAATTGCCCAATGCAGGCAATTACATCGCCTTACTCGCCTAAAATGCTGTGCGGCATCATCCCCAATGGCGAGATGAAATCCACGCGTAGATCCTCAACATCCAACAATTCATAGTCGGCGGTTTGGCTGAATTTGGCATGACCCAACTGGCGCCGGCGGCGGTCAGCGGCATCTGTGCCTTTGCTATAGCGGGCGGAGAAGGTGGCAAAGGCGCGGCGTAGGTCGTGACAGGCCTGGATTTCATCTTCCAGGCCGGCGGCCTCGATCAGCTTCTTGGTGGCGCGGTGGACAGCTTGTGTGTTCATGCGTGTGTCCTTGGAGGTGCGAAAGAGCGGCCCCTTGTAATAGCCCGCGGCGTCCAGGTGGGCGGCGACAATGCGTCCGGTGGCGGCGTCAAAGACGGCCTGGCGTTGGCCGCTGGCATTGGCGGGCGTTTTCTTGCCGCGCACGTTGGCATAGCCGCTGTGATCCGCCTCGATCACAACATCGGTGACATCCAGGTTGACGATCTCGATGCGGCGCAGGCCCATGCCCATCATCATCGCAATGATGGCGCGGTCACGGTGAGCGTTGGTTGAGTTGCCGGCCTCCGCCAGCAACTTCATGAGGGCGGCAAACGAAGCGGCGTGGCGTTTGGGCGGTCCGCCGTCGGCTTTAGGAATCCACTCGGCATAATCTTTTTCGGTATAGGTTTTGGCACAAGCCCAATGGAACATTTCCCGTAAGCGCCTCAGTACATCGTTGCGCGTGTGCCAGGAGAGCGGTCGCTTGGTCAACTCCGAACGCGCCCCGCGCAAGTAACGCTCGAAAATCTCCAGGTCACTCTGCTGCAAGAGCCATTCTTTTGTTGGCCCCTTTTCTTCCCACCACTCGGTAAACCATCTGAGCTTACATGCGTAGCAATCGACCGTTGATTGCTGGTCGAGCTGCGTACGCTGCCAGCTTAGATATTGTGCGATTAGCCAGTTGAGATCGGCGGCGTAGAGGGTGGGGATGCTGGGTTCGCGGTGAATGGTGCCGGTCTGCGACATTTTTTTACCTTTCTGTGACAGACGAATAAATCCCCCAGCAAGGGGGTTATCTGCACAGACGTACAGCAATTAGTTCAGTAACGCGCAACTTCCCGCGGGCGTGCCTGAGCGCACGGGCGGGAAGCGACGCAGCAATGCAGCGATGATCAATTCATTCACAACCAAGATAGAAGGAGTAAATCAAGATGTCAATGGCGACACAGAATGTCGCTCCCGTATTGGGGCCAGATGTAAGGGCCATCGTAGGGACAGCGGCAGAGGTTAAGAAGCCACGCAAGCGTGTGTATAAGGCGCGTGTGGCAACCAAGGTCAAATGGGCGCTAGGAGACGCTATGGAGAGGAACTTGGATGCTCAGAAGCGCATACAGCGGTTCTTGGATTACGTTGAGGAGTTGCAGGCCATTGCCGAGGCCAGCCAGGATGTCACCCTCTTGTCACTGATCGCCAGGATAAATCTGGAGGCTGCGCGCATTGCAGGCGGGTTGGCCGAGCAGGAACGGACTTTGACCGGGGCGATTGCTGAGAGCAAGCCGGAAGTCAAAGAGAAGAGCAAGTATTCGGAACTGTGATGTAGATGGATGCAATAGCAAGAAAGGCGCAGGTAGCCTTGAACTCCGATAAAGGAACATACACGCAGGTTCCGAATTTTATTTTTGATTCGATGGGTAAGATGGCTGAGGCCGAACTAAAGGTTATTTTGTGCTTGACGCGTCTGACCTGTGGCTATCACAGGCCCAGCGTGGAATGTAGCCTGTCGGCCTTTCAGAAAGCGAGTAGCCTCAGCCGTCAAGGTGTGATCAATGGCATCACTGCCGGCATGGAGCGCGGCGTGATCAAACGCACAGAAGGGCGGCGTGGCGGCTTCGTCTATGAACTAGTCAACGAAGTAGACCAGTCAACCACCCAACTAGTCAACGAAGTGGACTACCCAACTAGTCAACAAAGTGGACTAGTTGATGCGTCAACTAGTCCACGAAGTAGACTAGAACTAGTCAACGAAGTAGACCGAAATACACCTGTCCTAAAGAAAGGTAAAGAAATAGGTAGGTTAGGTAGGTCTTTAACTACTACAGGTAAAAGAAAGAAACCTACCTACCCACCTACCTCCCAAACACCAAAACTGGAACCGACGCAGCAGATCGCCTTTGAACTTCTGGTCGACAGCGAGGTGGGCGTGATTCACCGCGTCGCCGATGAACTTGCGCGCAAGTTGCCGCCTCAGGACATTTACCGGACGGTTGACAAGTGGCTGCCGGATGCCCAGGTGGGCAAGGTGACGGCTGGTGTTCTGAAGCATCGCCTGGAAGCGCTCAAGCCATCCAATGCGCGCATGGTCAGCCTATCCGCCGGCTTCCGTGAAAGCGAGCTCTTCCACCGCCACCGGTTGCCGGATGAGATGATCGCCGACCCGGAGCGCAAGCAGTACAACATCGATGACGGTGCAGCCAGGGAACCGAGAAAGAAGTACAGCGTATGACCACGATCACCGGCCTGATTAACGGCGCCAAGCTCGCAACGCGCGGCTTGAGCAGATTAGACCTGAAATTTGAAGAGCTTGACATTGCCGGCATCAACTACCATGGCAAGCTCACGCTTAGGCGCACCATGAACCACGAATACGCCTGGGGCTGCTTTGTCCGCATCTACAGAGCGGATGACAGGCATTGGATGCTCGATGCCTATGAGGATGATCCCGGGGTCGCACTCGACAGCATAAAGGAGAAAATGCTGCAATGGGCGCGGGAGCGGGAAGCGGAGCAGGCCCAGCCATGACCACACCTGAACCGCTATGGAGCGCAGAGCGCATCGAAGATGAGATGTTGAAGTATGTCCATGATCCCGCCTACATCGACGGCGCCACCATCGTAGCAACAGCCATGCGCGACGAATACGAAGCCGACCGCGCTGCCCACCTGGCGCGCATCGCCGAACTGGAGGCGCAGCTTATCTCTGTTTCAAGTGAATTGACCAGCACCAGCAATGCAGACCGCTATTACCGAGGATTCAATGACGGCTTTGCCCATGCTGAGGCGCGCATCACTGAACTGGAAGCGATGGTGTCCGCGCCCAAAGGCGGCGAGAGACAGGCTGAGACTGGCGTGCGTGGGGGCTTGCTCAAGGGCAGAATCCGCATGAAGGGTGTGCTAGAGCCAAACACGTTGCGCCCAACGTTTGATGAGGCCTTGCAAATGGCGACGACCGACGATCTGATGTGGGCCTTAGAGCTGCTAATCACCCATCCGAACGCCAAGCGCACCTGGTGCGACCATCGAATTAAGCATATCGACAAACGGCTGAGAGAAATCGCGGCAGAGGCCCAACCATGATCCACGCCTGTCCCGCAGGGGACCTCTACCAGCCCTACACGGCCGCCGGCACGCCGCAGACCGTCTGGTCGTACGATAGCCTGCCCCGCGGTGCGAAGGCACGAGGGGGCGGCCGCACACGCCACGCCATCGTCGTCTATGCCTGCTACATCCGGGACCCGCTGTATGAACGTGAGCCGACGGCGGATGAGGTGCGACAAATTGTCGAATACTGCGACTACTGGATCAACGCGCCGTGCCTGGTCTATCCGGCTGACGAGCTGAGCCTACTCAGGCTCAGCATCCTGCGCGTGACGACGGCGGAACAGCTGGCCGGCTGGCTGTGGGCGTGTGGCACGATTGGGCTGGGCAATGTTCTCTACGAGACAGGACTGGGGGGGCTATGACAATTACGCGTCCAGCCCTGCGCTACCATGGCGGAAAATTCCGCCTGGCGCCATGGATCATTTCTCACTTCCCAGAGCACCGGATTTACACCGAGGTCTACGCCGGCGGCGCTTCTGTTCTGTTGCGGAAACCGCGCAGCTATGCCGAGGTCATCAACGACTTAGACGGCGAGATCGTGAATCTGTTCCGCGTGCTACGGAATCCCAGCCAGGCGCGCGAATTGATGCGCCTGATTGCGTTGACGCCCTATGCCCGCCAAGAATTTGAGGAGTCGTACTTGCTCGCCGGCGATCCTATCGAGCAAGCCCGGCGCACCGCCTTTCGCTACTGCGCGGCCTTTGCCACGGGTGCCCAAAAGGATTACAAGACCGGCTTTCGAGCCAATGTGACCCGCAGCGGCTCAACACCGGTGATGGATTGGGCCAGTATGGATCGCGTGCTTGAACCGGTTGTAGAGCGCTTGCGTGGCGTGGTCATCGAGAACCGGCCGGCGTTGGATGTGCTACGCCAGTACGATGATGCAAAGGCTCTGCACTACGTTGACCCGCCCTATGTAAATTCGACCCGCGGCGAGCGCTGCGCCGGCAAGGTTTACAGCCATGAGATGACCGACGGCGCTCACCGTGAGTTGGCGGCCACCGTGCATGAGCTAAATGGGCACGTCATCATCAGCGGCTACGCCTGCGACCTGTATGACGCCGAACTCTACCCGGATTGGCAGCGGGTTACTATGGCAAGCCGAGCCGACGGCGCACGCGAACGAACCGAGGTGCTTTGGATCAGTCCGGGCGCGCTAACACGGCCCAGCCTTCCCTACGGGACAGGCTTCTTGGAGGGGCTATGAGCCGCCACCAACTCAAGCCGCAGCCGACGGCCGCCGAGCGCATGGAGCGCAAGCGCCAGGCCAAGGAGCAGCCAAAGACGAACTACTATCAGTTGCAGAAGTACGCCGCGCTCCGCTACGACTACAGTGCCATCGATGGCGAGCAGCGCCAGGCCGTCATGGACGCAGCGCTGGAGATTCACAAATGGCAGCGGCGCATGGCAGAGGATACGATTCGGCTGGGCGCGTTGCTGCTGGAGGTCAAGGCGATTCTGCCACATGGCAAGTTCGCCGAGTGGTGGCAGCAGGAATTTGACCTAAGCCCGCGTGTGATTCAGGGCATGATGAACGCCGCTACTGTCTATGGCGACCCGGCAAATGCGCGACGCGTCGCGCATTTGAGCGACGGCGCGCTCTACCTTTTGGCGGCGCCATCGACGCCGGTCACGGTGCGGTGGGAGGTATTTGAGCGCATGGAGATGCTCGACTTTCGGCCCACACGCGCCCAAATCAAGGCCATCATCGATGCCCACAAGCCGCCCAGGCCCAAGCAGCTCGCGCCGGGACGGTCCCCGGCACCGCCATTGGGCGCGCCACCGGTGCCGCAACTGACCGGGCCTGTCGAGCATGAGATAGCGCTCCCTACGGGACAGGCTTCGCAACCAAGCCAGCGCTCGCCACAAGAAATCGCCGGCGAACTCAGCCTGAGCGAATGTCTGATGGTGCTGGAGCTGGCCAAAGAAGCCGCCAAGCGTGCGCGTGAGCTTGCACCGGTGACCGTAAACAGTGTCACCGACATGCTGCCGTCGATTAGCCGGCTGATTCACAAAATAGAACAGGAACTGAGGAAATGAGCGAAACCATGACGCCTTACGATGAAATCAATCTGTGGATAGCGACCCTAACGGAAGCGTGGGGAGCGGTGGAGATAAACTGCGACGGCTATGTTTGCGTCGTATCAGACGAGGCAGGCTTGGAGAAGTATGAGGCCGCCACACTCATGGAGGCGCTGCGCCTGGCCGTGGCGGAGGTTGAGGTCGAACCATGACCGAGAACGAACTGCGCGCCAAGTACGTCCAGGCCGTTCGCATCATCAGGAGCGAGCGCAAGATGAGGGAGTATGTGTTCCGTAGCGACCCCATCAAGCTCAACGCCAAGCTGATCGAAATGGATATGCTGCTCTCGATTGTCACCGAGTTCAAAGACGAGCTCAAGGCGCACTTAGCCTGTCCCGTAGGGAGCGCCGGCGCAGAGCAGATGGCGCTGATTGACCCGCCGGCGAGGTATGAGTGAGAGCATGAGCCCGCTTTCAGATGCCGAAAAAGAGATGATAGCGCGTGAACTTCATCTGAATCTCAAGCGGCGCATTGTCCCGCTGACCTTACGAGAGGTGCGTGAACTCGAAGCGATTGCAGACCATTTCCATAGGCAGCAGCAGGAAGAGAGTCCGTCCCTGATGCAAGCGCGCCGTGAGGCGGAAGCACGCCGGCTTGAGGATGCGAGAGGGTTAGAAGATGCGCCGCTTACGTATTCTGAGGGCGGCCATAATTGATACCGCCTTGCATCGCATAACCATCCGCAGCCTGTCACCGCTCCCGGTGCGGCCCCATCCCGTCCCGTTTCGCGCCCAGTGGGCTCCCGGGCGGCAGACCCGGAGCGGCGGCCGGGCGGTCTGGGCTTATGCTCACTTTGGCTACGCGATTGTACGCGCGTACGCGTGCGTGTGCGAGGGCGGCATTTGAAGGAGGAATATGTCACCGATTAAGCGTGAACTGCTGATCAATTACCCGGAAAATTGGCCCGAACTTGCCGCTGAAATAAAAGCCGCCAACCATTACATCTGCGCCTCGTGCGGCGTCGAATGCCGGCAAGATCCCAGCGACCGCAGCAAGCCGGTGCTGACCGTCGCTCATGTCGATCAGGACTATGCCAGCCCGGAGATCTACGTGGCTTGCCTTTGCGCCGTTTGCCATCTTCGCATGGATGCCCCGTTCGGCATGGCCCATCGCCGGCGCAATGAACGCTGGCGCCGTGAGCGGGCCGGGCAAATGACGTGGGCTTGGGCGGCATGAGCAGCATCATCCATTCGGACGTTTACATTTACGTCAAGCTGTGATACGGTCAGCGGCAGAAGTCGGGCAACCGTTTCAGGCGGCGGCCCGACTTCTGTTGTCCCATCGCCGCTCACATCAAAGCCCACATATGGCTGCGCTGAACGGTTGCCCGGTTATCTTAGCCACGGTCGACCGTTTTCAGCGCCCAAGCCACCATGAACCAGACCAAGCCAGAACCACCCCAAAAACAGACACGCCCCCACATGCGCTACAACGAGCTTACCTGCTCAGGCAAAACGCCGTGCGGCGCGCCTTATGCATTAAACAGCCGCCACCGGCACCGCTTCCACACCTGCGCCACACCCAATTGTCCCAAATGCCACGCCGAGCAGCGGTTCGGGCGGCACCCAGAGGGTTCCCGATGAACCTCTACGGAATCCACGACAGCAACCAAGACTGGGGCGGCCTCATCCGTGATTTCGGCATGACCGGCTGGGCAGTGATCTCCGAGTCCATCGGCGACGACCCCACCAACCAATCCAGCGTCGATTACCGTTGGCTGGCCGCCTACGGTGTGACGCCGATTGTGCGCTTGAACTACTCCCACCACGGCGAAGGAACCATCCCACTGCCGAACCGCTTCAACGCGTTCGCCCAGCGTGCCGCCAACTTTGTTAACGCCTCCAACGGTTGCCGGCACTTTGTGATCGGGAACGAACCCAATCTCCGAGCCGAACGCTGCGCCGACGTGCCCATAACACCCGCTTCCTATGCCGAATGTTTTAACAAGTGCCGGCTCCAGATTAAGCACCGCTCCGTACAGCATAACGTCATCCCCGCTGCCATTGCGCCTTACAACGCCGACACCGGCTGGTGTCTGGACTACTGGCGTGAGATGCTATCGGCCATCGTCATGGATAAAAGCCACTCAAGCATGAGTGGCATGAGCACGGACGGCGGCGCCGACGGGTTGGCATTGCATACCTATAGCCGCGGCCCTAATCCGTCATCGATCACATCTGAAGATAAAATGGATGCGCCCTACCAGGCATACCACAACGGCTTCAGAGCGTATCAAGATTTCCTGGCGCTTGTGCCGGCCATCATGCGGGCGCTGCCGGTTTACATCACTGAGACCGATCAGCTTGGACCGTGGGCAGACCGCAACAGCGGCTGGGTGCAAGGGGCGTATGCCGAGATCAACGACTGGAATGGCGCTACGGGCCACCAGGGCATCCACTGCCTTGCCCTGTACCGCTGGCAGAACTATGACCAATGGGGCTTCTGCCGTAAAAACGGCGTGATTGACGACTTTCGGGTTGCGCTCGCCCTGGGCTATCAGGCGCCTCTCACGCCCACATTGCCCACGCCTGAGCCACCCGACCCAGAGCCGCCACGGCCCACGCCGGCGCCTGAGCCGGATCCTATCGACTGGGATCCACGCCTGACCGTGCGCGGCTGTACTCTGCAACACGCCCTCATGCCGACCGACATTGCCCCGCTCGTCACCGTCGCCAAATGGTTTGACCGTGACCAGGCCCAGGGCCGCGTCAGCGTCTACGTACGGCTGCTGGATGAGCAGGGCCGGCTCAAGACCGGCGTGCCTGTGACGTGGTTCTGGTCAAGCGGCAGCGAAACCAAGCTGACCGAACGCAAGAGTGATCCGTGGCTGGAGAGCAAGGGCTTAGGACGTGAATACAGTTTGGACTTCGCCATGTACGAGGTTGCGCCGTCGTATGGCATCCGCATTGAGGGCGAGTACCGGGGCGACATCATCAACGGCTGCGGCCTGGGCAGCATTGAACAGCCGGATTACAAGATTCATACCGCCTATTTTTTTGAGTGGCAGCTATCATCCGAGGGCATTACAGTGCCCATTCCTCCCACACCAACGCCACCGGTCACAGTCAGGGGGCTGCTGTGGCCAGTGGTGGGGCCCATCACCCAGCACTTTGGCGAGGGGGACGCCCAGTTTGGGCAGCGCGGCCACAATGGCATCGACATCGCCGTGCCGGAAGGGACCCGGGTGGAGGCAATCTGCGCCGGCGAGGTGATGTATACCGGCTATGACGCTTCATATGGCCTGTATGTGCGCGTCTACCACCCGTCCATCCACAGCCACTCGTTTTACGCGCATCTGGTGCAAGTCGATGTGGAGGTGGGCCAAGTTGTTGAGCAGGGCGAGCGGCTGGGCAAAAGCGGCAACACCGGCAACAGTACCGGGCCGCATTTGCACTTTGAGCTGAGAGCCGGCAACCGTGACGCCTACTACCAGATGGTCACGTTTGGGTATACGAGCGGGCGCTACAACCCGACCGATGCGTACGCGCTGACGGGTTCGCCTATCGCGCCCGCTGCAAGCTAACAAGCGCAGCGAAGCGGCGGATATGGGACGCCTGGGGCGGAGAGATGATGGCGCCCGCTGAGATTGATTTTCATGCCAGCGTTTTTGTCGCTGAGACTGTGCGAACGCTTGAAGGCGGCATTTATTTGGGCGCCGATGGCCAGTGGCACGATTGGGATGCTGAACATCCTATCCAACGAAACAGATCGGAGAGGAAACCTATGACCCGCTACATCACCTTACTTGGCGTCATCCTGGCCGTCCTGGCGCTGATCTTCCAGCTTGCCGGCATCCTGGCGAGTTCCGTCCTGCTGATTCTGGCCGCCGCCGTCATCGTCATCGGCATCGGCAGCATAACCGGGATGTAGTTATGCCACGCGGCGATCTTGTGCTGTTCCTATTTGTCTGCTCGCTCGCGATCCTGCTGGCAGAGATGCAGGTACGGCAGACGGCATCGCTGAGATGGGTTTGCCTGGCGCTTGTGTACATTACGGTCGTGGCCATGACCATTTGGCTCTACAGCGGAGCGTGAGGAGGCGTGATGTCAACAGACAATTGGTTCGTCCTCATCATGTTCCTGGGCGTCTACATCTGTTGCCTGCTCCTGCTCGACGGCGCCCGCCGTGCCCACATCGCCGCGCTGAAGGGGGCACACCGTGAGCAGGTGGCATCCTTGCGCTCCTACATCCGCACGCTGAGCAGGGAACGGCTGTGGCTGGAGGCGGAGGTGCAGCGGCTGGGGGACAATCTGGCCAAGCAGCGTGAGGAGGTCAAGGCAGATGTGCGCTGGATGCCCGAGCATATCCAGTGGCTGCCGCCAAGCGAGGAATATGATGGCGACCGCAATTGAGCTGTTGCCGGAATTTATCGGCATCTTCGTGCCGCTGGAAATCATGCGACTGGAAGAGGTGGGCGGCCCCAAGCCGCACCCAGAGGGTTCCCGATTGGCCGCTGCTTCTGCTTACTGGATGAACCGCCTGGACGCCGGCGAGCTGGACGAGCTGCTCTTCCCGGTCAAGGGCAAGACGGCCCGCAGCGCCAGTATGCTGGTGTCGATCATCGCCTGCCTGGCGTTTGAGACGGGCGGGATCCGCGTGTTCGGCCACCACTTTGTGGCCTATGAAACAGAAAACCCGCCTAAGCGTGCCTAAGCGGGTTCAAGTTCCATCTGTAGCTGTTCCAGTTTCAGCGGCATTTTCTGTACCGCCTGTTTCTGCGCTGTATGCGCCTGTACACGTCTTTGCTGCTCTTCACGCTGTTCCTGCTCCCGCTGCCGTTCTTCGTTGGCGGCAATGGCATCGTCGAGGCCGGCAGGGAGCGTGTACGGGATGCGCTCCACAAGCTCGATCTCACCTCGTCCGATGCGGCGTATGAGCCATTTCCAGTCGGCAACGTAGGCGGCGGTTCCTCTGGTGGGGCGCGAACGGGTCTGGATGGCCAGCTCCTGGAGCCGTTGCCGTTCGGCGGCGGTCAGGTCGATGCGGTGATGTTCTCGGTGTTCCATGGTTGTCCTTTCCAGGCAGGAGATGAGGGTTCCCGCCTCTGTGTATACTGTATAGCATGGATGTTCGTTCGCGTAAAGATGACGAGGATACAATTTTGACAGGTACGCGCTTCGTATTTGATAGCAAATGACAGCCGATGACAGGATAGGGATGATCTGTGGCCTGTTGCTGTCAGGTTTGTTCGTGGGCGGTCTGTGGCTATTGGTACGGGAGTCGAGGCGGCATCGCCGCTAGTATAGTGGGAAGATGACCAGAGACTATACGCCGGAAGTCAAGGCGGCTGTGATGGCGGCGCTGCTTTCGGGCCAAAGCGCATCGAGCGTCGCCAAAGAGTTTGGCATCCCACGCGGCACCGTCGCCACCTGGCAAACGCGCAAAGCGCAGCCGATTGTTGAGGGTGCCGCGGCAGCCGCGGCAGAAAAAAAGCAGGATGAAATCAATGAGTTGGTGCTTGACTTGCTGATTGCCCAGCTTCAGAGCCAAATATCGATGGCCCAACATTCGGGCGATAAGAAATGGCTCTTTATCCAGGATGCAAGCGCCGTGGCGATGCTAATGGGCGTGGGCAATGACAAAGTGTTCCGTATGCTACAGGCGCTGAACAGTGACCGCCATGGGGGCGGTACAGACGAATCATGAACGGTCTGACGCTGACCCTACCCAAACTTAATAGCGGGCCATTCACATTTGGCACACAGCCGCGCAACAAGCGCGGCCTATCTTTTGACCGCTGGTTGGGCCAGGTAACGCCAAGCTATTCGTGGGAGTGGGCGCATTTGAAACATATCCGCACGGCGCTTGACCAGGTGACAACCGGCGCCATCAACCGGCTGATGATCTTCTGCCCACCCCAGCATGGCAAGAGCCAGCAGACGACGATCCGCTATCCCGTTTGGCGGCTGGAACGTGATCCGTCCTTGCGCGTGATTGTGGGTTGCTATAACCAAACGCTTGCCAACCGCTTCAGCCGCCAGGCGCGCAAGATTGCCGAGGGGCGCATCACCTTAGACCGTGAACGGCGCGCCGTTGAAGAATGGCAGACCGCAGCCGGCGGCATCTTCCGCGCGGTGGGCGTCGGTGCCGGCATTACCGGCCAAGGTGGTGATCTCATCCTGATCGCGTCAAGAGCCGCGAAGAGGCCGAAAGCCAGAGCTATCGTGATCGCTGCTACGAGTGGTATAGTCAGGACTTATTTACTCGGCAAGGGCCAAACGCGGCCATAATTTTGATCATGACTCGCTGGCACGAATCAGACTTGGCCGGGCGCATCCTGGCATCTGAAGAGGGGCCACGCTGGACAGTTGTTAATCTACCCGCTATTGCGGAAGCAGGCGACCCACTGGGCAGAGAGCTGGGGCAAGCTCTCTGCCCAGCCCGCTATGATGAGGCGGCGTTAGCGGAGCGGCGCATGGTGCTGGGCAGCTACGCCTTTAACGCGCTCTATCAGGGCCACCCAACGCCACCCGGCGGCGGCATGTTCCAGCGTGATTGGTTTGACATCGTGAATGTTGCGCCGGCGCAGGCGACCCGCGTGCGGGCTTGGGACAGGGCCGCCACCGAAAGGGACGGCGATTATACCGTCGGGCTGCTAATGGCCAAGGATGCCGACAACGTGTTCTATATCGAGGATGTCGTGCGCGGCCAGTACAGCGACTTGGCGGCGGAGAAGATCATCGCCCAAACAGCCGCCACCGACGCCACCCGTTATGGCAACGTGACGACCTGGCTGGAACAAGAGCCGGGCTCAAGCGGCAAGGCGGTAGTGCAGATCACCATCCGCGCTCTAGCCGGCTACAGCGTCAAGGCCGAGCGCAGTACCGGCGACAAGGCCACGCGCGCTGGGCCGTTTGCCGCTCAATGCGAGGCGCGCAATGTTAAGCTGGTCAAGGGCGCCTGGAACGGGGCATACTTAGACGAACTGTGTACCTTTCCCTATGGGGCGCATGATGACCAGGTGGATGGCAGTAGTTTGGGGTTTAACAAGTTGGCTTTGCCGGGGCCAAGAGCCGGAACATGGTAGGTATTGGAGGAACAATGTCTGACATCATCCTGATCGCCAACAAAGAAGGCCAACCTGTGGGAGCCATCCCACGGCCCAGCGTAAACGCTCGCTCCGTCCTCAGCGACCGCCTGGCCCTGGGCGGCTATGGCACATCGTTCGCCGGCGCGCGTGACTACTTCGACGTCCTGGGCTACCCCAAGCAACTGAGCATCGACGCCTATTGGAGCAAGTTCGAGCGTGATCCGTTGGGCGGGCGCATCGTCGAATTTCCGCCGGCAGAGACGTGGCGGGATACGCCGACGGTCAAGGATGGGCGTGATAAGGATGCCCTCGACGACACGGCCTTTGCTAAAGCGTGGGCCGACTTTGCCGAACGAATGCGTGTCTATCACTACTGCAAGCGCGTCGATACCCTGTGCGGCATCGGACGCTTTGGCGTGCTGCTGATTGGCGTCGCCGGCGACAGCAATCTAGAGGTCGAAGTCACGCGCGTACCCTCCTTAGACAGTATCCTCTACTTGCGGCCGTATGGTGAACCATCGGTCGATGTGGCCGAATTTGAAACCGATCCATCATTAGCGCGCTTTGGCTTGCCGCGCATTTACAATCTGAGCGTGGGCGACCCCAATAGCACGATTAGCGGCGGCGCCAGCCTGCCCAGCCAAAAGATACGCGTACATGCCAGCCGCGTGATCCATGTGGCCGAGGGGCTGCTGGAAAATGAAGTCTATGGGATGCCGCGGCTGCAACGGGTCTACAACCTGCTGGATGACATTCTGAAATTGGTCGGTGGATCTGCCGAGGCCTCGTGGCTGCTCATGCGTAAGGGCTTTGTGCTCAACATCGACCCGGAGGCAGAACTATCCGACGAAGCCAAGGCCAGCATCGAAGAAGAGTTTGACGAATATGAGCATGGCCTGCGCCGCTTTATGAAAACGCGCGGCGTCACGGTCAGCGACCTGGGCAGCGAAGTCGTTGACCCGACCGGGCCGTTTGGCGTCATCATCTCGCTGATTTCTGCCGCCACCGGCATTCCGCAGCGCATCCTGCTTGGCAGCGAGCGCGGCGAGCTGGCATCTTCGCAAGACGGCGCCAATTGGGCGGGCCATATTGCCAGTCGCCAACTCAACTTTGCCGAACCGGCCATCCTGCGCCCACTGATTGACCGCCTGATGAGCTGGGGCGCATTGCCCAAGCCCAACGCCAAGAATTATACCGTCGTCTGGGATGCGCTCTTTGAACTCAACGACCAGGAGCGCGCCCTGATTGGCGCCACCTGGGCCGATGCCATCCAGAAGTTGGCTGCCGTCTACGGAGAGCCGCCGGTGACGATGGAGGAATGGCGCGGCGACTTCACGCCCTTCCCCGGCGAATTGCCGCTGACGGCGGTGGAGCCGGCGCCGCCGCCAACAGTGCCGGCGAACTTGCCCGGCGATGATGTGCTTAAGCAAGTGGGTGATTTGGTGGGCAACGCCGGCTACAGTGGCCCGGAAGCGTTGGCCCTGGTCAATGCAGCGGCGCGCCTCATTGCGAGGAATGGCGCATGACGCCAGAACAGCTAGCCAAGTGGGCCGAGGGCCAAATCCAGGAACTGATTAAGATCGGCATCGACGCCATCGAAGCCGAGCGCAGCGTCAATTGGGTACTTGAGCATCTGCCGCCGGGCGCAGATCCACGCACTTATATTTTTCCGGCTGAAACGTTGAACGAACCATTAGACCAAAAGGCGGTCGATGATGCGCGAGCGGATTGGTACGCTGCCAACGCGGTTCCCAACAAATACAAACGCCTTCTTGACGCACGCTAGTCCCTTACCGGGCTACACATTTTCTTCGGGCCGCTATCGTTCAAATGTGACGGGTCTATACGTCGCCCGCGCCGTCATCGTCGGCCTGCTTGACGCCCAAGTGAACGCCACCGAAGTGCAAATGACTGACCTGACGACGGCGGTGATGGAGGGACTGATCACGGTCGCTGTTTGGCAAGAGCAAGTCCGCACGGAAGTCAAGCGCCAGGTGTTGCAACAGACGGCCTTGGGCAGCGGCGGCTGGGACCGCATCTCGCAAGCCGGCTATGGGCGCGCCGGCGCAGATCTGCGCCAACTCTATGCCCAAATTAGCGGCACGGCGCGGGATATATCACATGCGCTCGCCGCCAAGCCTCCTGGCGTCGGCGGCGGCGGAAACGATGGCGGTAAGATCACGATGGCGCAAGCGCAAGCCAGGGCCAACGAGTATGCCGGGCATGGCCGCAGCCACTTCTATGTCGCCGAGCGGGAGACCGTCAAGCCCAGCGCCAGCAACATGATGCTGATTGAGCGGCGCATGTTGGGGGCCGGCGGCAAAACTTGCAAGGATTGCGTCTCCTTCTATGGGCAGGGCTGGCAGCCGCTTGGGGTACTTCCTCCGCCTGGTGTGGATAGTGTATGCCGGGGCAATTGCAAGTGCCGTCTGGTCCGCATGGAAGTCGATGCGACCACAGTGGCCGAGTGGATCGGCACAAAAAAATGACAGAGCGCGTAGCAAAGCTGCAAACGAACAGTTCAACCACCTGGACAGATTTAAGGGACGAGCAGGGCAAATTGTGCGCTCGCCTTGACGCGCGGGGGTTGGTGCTGGAGATTCGCCGCAGCGATCGGAAACAGGTGGCACGCTTTGATTTGGCCGCAATCCTGCGCTCTCTAGACACTGCCAAAAAATCAGAGTAAGATAGATCCAACCGCCCCAAGTGGTGCGCAGAAATGCGCTTTATCGGGGGAGCCACTTGGGGCGCGGGTAAATTGAATACAACAGAGGCGCAAGACGCCCTATCAGCCAGCAATGGCGGTAGGGCGTTTTTTATTGGGAGTTTTTATGCTCACCTTGCAATTTTCCGGCAATGCCACGACCGGCCAGGTAAAAGAGATCACCCACGCCGGCAGACGCTATCTCGTCTCGCCGGTCGTCGCCCTGCGCGAAGGCATTTTAAACGACACGTTCGTCTCAGCACAGGAATTCGGCAAGTTTGCCTCTTCATGGCAGGGCCGCCCCGTCCCGATTGCACACCCCAAAGCCGACGGCTTGCCCATCTCCGCCAACACGCCCGACATCTGGGCCAATGATGTGCTGGGCCATCTCTGGAATGTGGCCGTCGATGGCGGAGCGCTCAAGGGCGAAATCTGGATTGACTTGGACAAGGCGCAGATGATGGCGGGAGCCCAGGGGGCGCGGGCGGTGCAGATTGTCAGCAAGCTGCGCGCCAATCAGCCGTTGGAAGTGTCAACCGGCTACTTCTGCGAGATGGAAGCAACGCCGGGAACCTTTAACGGTTACGCGTACGGCGGCATTGCGCGCAACATTCGCCCCGACCATCTGGCAATTTTACCGGATGAGATCGGCGCGTGCAGTTGGGCCGATGGTTGCGGTACGCCACGGGTAAACAGCCAGGAGGAAAGCATGGACGAATTAGGACTGTTCCAACGTTTTCTGAGCTGGTTCAATATCGAACGCCACTCAAGCATGAGTGGCATGAATAATGACCAGCTTCAAATACAAAGCCCAGCCACGAATGTGGAGGGCACAGTTACCGCTCCGATCAGCTCTTGTGAGCCGCCGGAGGGGCAAATCGCAATCGAAGCAAATGTTCAAGAGGAGGATTTATCTGTGAACAAGACCGAACTGATTGGCGCATTGGTGGCCAACGCCAAATGCAAATTTAGCCAAGAGAAGTTGGCGACCTGGGATGAGGGCGATCTGCACGTGCTCCAGGAGAGTTTAGAGGAAGGCGCGCCGGGACGGGCACCGGCACCGCCATTGGGCGCGCAAGCAGAGGCGTCCACAGCACCTGTGCCAGTAGCACAAGACGGCGGCCTGGATGCGCGTCTTGCCGCGCTGGAAGATGCGATCAAGGGGCTGACCGCCAATGTCAATGCGTCCACCAATGAGGAACGCGTCCAGCTCGTTGCCGGCATCGTCGCCAACTGCCGCGGCGCCTACCAAGCGGCTGATTTGGCCGGCTACGACATAAACAGGCTACGCGCCATCTATGGCAGCTACCAGCCGCGTGATTACAGCGCCAATGCCGGATTCTTACGCGTCAACACGCCCGAAGAGGAAGAGCTACTCATGAAGTGGCCGGCTGAGTTTTTTAAGAAGGAGGCCTAATCATGGCGAGCACCACACCCCACACGATTGTGCTGCGCAGCAACAACCGTGACAACGGTATGCAGCGCCCGATGGAGGCGCCGGTACAAGCGGCCGCTACCGTCAAGCCGGGCATGTTGCTCGACTTTGGCACCACCAACACCGTCAAGCCTCACGCCACCGCCGGCGGCAACCGCAACGGCAACAAAGTGGCCTTGGATAATCTGTGGGCCACCGACACGACCGTCGCCGCCATCGATGCCAGCTATACCGCCGGGCAGACCGCAGCCTATGTCCACGCTGTTCCGGGCGATGTGCTCTACATGCTGATCAAGACCGGCAGCAATGTCGCCAAGGGGGCGGCGCTCGAATCGGCAGGCACCGGCGCCTTGCAAGCGGCAGCCGGCACCGCCATTGACAGCCTGGTCGGCTATGCCGAGGAAGCCGTCAACAACGCATCAGGTTCGGACGCCCGCATCCGCGTCAGGATGGCATAGGAGAAATCATGCCAAATTCAAATCTTCAGGTGCTCGACCTTAATTCGAGTGCAGGACAACAGGCCATCCTCGGCGGGCGACCCACCGTCAACAAGCGCACAGGCGAGGTCACGATCACATCCGCCCGCGGCCTGCGCGTCAACTCGGCCTTACGCAGCACGGAATGGGCCGAGCTTGACAGCCAGATTGTCGCCGCCGCCTTGCCACCGCTGCGCATGACCAGTCTGCTCGTCAGCCGCGGGCTGACGCGTCGTCTTGGCAGTATCGGCACCATCATCGCCCAGTACAACCAAATCGGAGAGATGACAGCCGCCAGCGCCACCATCCGCGGCCATGCCTCGGTCGAAAAAGACCTGGCCGACTTCACGATTGCCGGCGTGCCGGTGCCGGTCGTGGCCAAAGAGTTTGAGCTGGATGAGCGCCTCTTGCAATCCAGCCGCATGTTGGGTGACGGCCTCGATGTCGCCAACGCCGCCGCGGCCGCCCGCGTCGTCGCCGAAAAGATTGAGGATATGCTAATCGTAGGCGATACCTCGATCAACATCCTCGGCCAAACCATCTACGGGCTCACGACCCATCCCAACCGCAACACCGGCACCGCTACCAGCTTCGGCGGCGGCGACTGGGCGACCGCCGGCAACGCCGTCAAGACGATTGCCGGCATGATCGGCGCCGCTCAGGCTGATGGCTACTACGGGCCATATGGCGTCTTTGCCTCGGCTACGCAGTTCAATGAGGCGGCCTTTATCTATGACACCGATGGTAGCGGCGATACGCCGCGTGACCGCATCCTGCGTATGCAAGGTGTTGTCGCTTACGAACAGATTCCGCAACTGGCCGACGGCACAATCCTGCTTGTGCAGCTCACCTCGGACGTTGTGCAGATCGCCTTCGTGGACGGCTACTTCCCATCGACCACGCGTGAGTGGGTCAGCGGCGACCGGATGCTCAACAGCTTCAAGGTGTTGGCCGTGACCACGCCAATCGTCAAAGGGAGCGCCGGCGCCAGAAGCGGGGTAGTGCACGCGACCGGCGCCTGACTAAGTTACTTTCTTTTCGCGCACCTATTCCCGAAAAAAAGGGGGAACGATGGAACAATCAGAACAGCGGCGTCCGCGCCACGTGGCGCGTAGCACGGAGCCAAAGGAAGAAGAAACGAAAACCTACCGTGTCAAAGAGGGGCAGACCTGGGGCACCAATCCAGAGTTGCAAGCCGGCGACACGGTAGAGCTGACAGAAGCCGAAGCCGCCGGCTTTGAGGACAAGCTGGAGCCTGTGGGTGGCAACATCCAAGGGCGCCTACAAGGTGACGACGCTGCCACCCGCGGCCAGCTACCCGCCGGCGCCGTTTCCGCCACAACCGAAACGGTATCGCCGCCTGTCGTCCCCTCGCTGTCTACGCCAGCCGCGGGGCAGGCTGATGATAGCCAGGCCGGCAAGCCCGCTGTGCCGAAGAGGAACAGCTAAGGGGCGTGGAACATGACTGAACAAGTTTATGTGGAATTGCCACGCATCGTTTCCTACCGGCTAAGTGAGGATGCGCCTGAACTGTCCTACGGGCCAGGGAGGGCGCACATTCCCTTGCCACTAGCTGAATCGCTCAAGGAGTGGGGCATCATCAGAGAATGGTCGGCCAGCGCGCCCACCACGCCTGATACAACGCCGATCAAACCGAGCGATGAACTGGCCGCCGACTTTCCAGGTCGCGAATACCTGTACATGGCCGGCTATACCAGCTATGGGCAAGTGGCCGAACTGGACAAGGAAGAGCTGGACGCCTTACCTGGCATTGGGGAGGCAACCGCCGATAAGATAGTGGCCGCCATGACAGAAGCCGAAAAAAGGATGCCGCCCCATGCCGCACAGCCTGACGCCATCTGACCTACTCTACCCGCGCGGTGAATTGCAGCCCAAGATGTTCCCTGACCGGGCGGCGGGTGCGACCGCTGAAGATGCCTTGGAAGAGTGGCTCGACCAGGCCGACCTCTTGATCGTCAACGTCCCGTCTGACCAGCAAAATGCGGCCGCAACCGCCTACTGCTATGGAAAGGCCTTCAGGGCGAAGGCGATGCAGATTGGCGCCACACCCAACAACAGCAGCGACAGCGGTGTACCGATGAATGTCGGCACAAGCTGGGATGAAAGCCGCATTGAATATTGGGAGGAGAAGGCGGCGGCGCAAGAATTGCTCTTTGCCACCATGACGGGCCAAACCCTTTTGTTTGATATGCTACGCGCGCGCCGCAGGCCCATTTTTGAGGTGTGGTGATGGGAGAAGCATTGTGGCCTGACCTTGATGCTTGGCAATCACAGATCCTGAGCCCGTTAATGGACGAGGGGCAGTTTCCGACGCTGACGGTCAAGATGGTAGTTGCCACCCTTGTCCGCAACTATGCCGAATGGGACAACCCTGCTGTCTGGACATTTCCGGCCATCATTGTCTCCAGCTCGACCATGCGCCGTCCAGCCACGGAAACGATGTTCGGCGATGGCATTGCCCATTACCGCAAACACATTCCTTACCGCTGGTTTGCCGTAGTGGAGGGAGACAGCTTCACCTCAGAGCGCGATGCCAAAGTGCTGGAGAAGCGCCTGGAGACGTTGGCTCGCCAGCTGGTCGCCGGCGGCTGGGGGGCCGGATCTGCTTTCCCGCTGATCGCCGATGACAGCGGCGAACGCCTGTCCACGATCACGGTGGGCGACAGCGCCATCGCCCGCTATCCGCGTGCGACTGAAGCACAGGCCGATCCCTGGTTTGGTGTCGCTTCGCTTGACCTCGAATTTACGACTACGGTCTGACTATCTGCCGCCGCTGCGCAAGCGTGCTGGCGGCGGGCATCATTTAAGGAGGCTGTATGGCAGGTGAAAAAGTCCCTAGCACAACTGCTAGGTTCAAAGTAGGCCAGCAGACGGCAAAGGGAACGCCCGCCACAAAAGTCGTCTGCGGCACCATGACCATGAGTGGTCTCAACTCAACCAAAGACCCCATCGACAAAGGTGGTGAACACGGTTGCAATACCGGGCCGGATCGAGCCACTGTCCACAAAAGCGAACAACGCTATAGCTCCTTCATCGTCAACGGTTCCTTTCGTGGCTATATGTATCCCGACCTGATCGGTTACCTCTTGCTTGGCGCTGGTTTTGTCGTCGTCACGACAGCCGGGGTAGCTGCTGCTGCCGGCACCTACAGCCACGTCTTTACCCTGGCCAATCGCACCGCCCATCCCTGGCTTAGCGTGCATAGCCAGATTGGCAGCAAAAATCGCATGGCCGTTGATGCGCGTGTCAATCAGCTGACCTTTACCGCCAACGCTCAAGGATTTACCTACAATGGCACGTTTCAAGCGCTCAAAGAGGATGAAGTTCCTGTATCCGGCATCACGACCACCAATGAAGAGGTGCTTGAAGTCCTGACCACGCGCGGTTCGATGGTGCTCAATTATGACCCGGATGGCACGCCTGTAACGATGTTGGCCAATGAGGAGGAGGGCTTCACGCTCGTCATCAACAACCCCTTCGACCAAGACCAGCAGAAACTATTTAGCTTTGGACGTGGCGATCTACCACAAACGGGGCAGGACATTACAGGCACAGTCGAAGGGCTCAATGTCGATTACGTCAATTATGAGCGCATCAAGGGCGGCGCTGTTGGCGTTGACACCATCTCCGATGATTGCGCCCTTGCCAAGATCGATGTGACCTTTAACAGCGCCGAGAACATTCTGGCGACCGCCATCCCTTACAGTATCCGTTTTGAGATAGCCCATGCCGAAATCACCCTCAACGATTTCCAGGCCGAGGGCACGAATACGGTCGAATGGACATTCCCCTACCGCATGGTGGATGACAATGCCACGCCGATCAAGATCACGCTCGTCAACAAGCTCCCCAGCTACGCCGGCTAGGGCTACGACCATGAACCTGAGCGCCAAACGCACGGTGATTTGGACTACTCCTCCACAAAATGGCGATGGCGAAGTGGAGGACTACCGCTTCACGCTACGCTCCTGTACCACCCTGGACATGGGGCGCTACTGGAGCGCCATGCGCGCCTTTGATGCCTGGTACGAAAAGGAGCACGGCCAGAGCTATGACGCTGCCCGCACTGGCAGCGATGCCGAAGTCTCCTCGCAAGCAGTGGTGCTGTGGCTGCGAGCGCACAACCATGCCTGCATCATGGCGAGCCTGCAAGGAGTCGAACGGCGCATGCGCTCTCCGGAGATCACCACGCCCAATGGGCACCCGAGTGCGCCGGCGTGGACGCCTGCCGAGATTCCGGCTGAGTGGCAGACCAAAGAGGGTTTTGAGGCCAATGCGCCTTTTGCCATGATCGGCTCGCTGACCGAAACCGCCAACGCCGTCAACCCTGGCATGTGGCGCACGCAAGACAATGATGACGCCAAAAAAAACGGCGGAGTCAGCGCAAACTGGTAAAAGGGCTCGCCAAAGCGCTGGTGGCAGGCGAGCTGCGCGCCAAGCAAGAGGCGAAGGACGGACCGCTACCGCTACCACCAATTACACCAAAGGAGCTAGCCGAGGCTGAACGTAAAGGGCTTCTGGATGAAGCCAACCTCGAAATCTTTATGACCTGGTGGAGCTTCGGCGGCGCACAACAAGGCATCTCGCCGATGCAAGCCGCAGAGATGCCGGCGGCCATGCGGCAGGACTTTGCCTACATTCTCGAAGAGATCAGACGTGAGCGCCGGCGCCAAGAAAGTCTGGAGAAAAAGGTGAAGCCATGATGACCCTACGCCCCAACCCACAGAGCCAGCAGCACTTCAACCAAACTATCGAACATATCCAACAGCTTGCCATCCCACCGGCGCCGCTGGTCTCGGCCATTCAGCAGGCCATCTGCGAAGAGTTTGAGCGCAACTTTACCAGCGAGTCCGATGCCGGGCTGAGCTGGCCGCGCCTCTCCGATGTCACCATTCGCATCCGCCTGGCTCAAGGCTATGGCGCCGGCCCGATCCTGGTGCGCTCTGGCGACTACAAGCGTAGCTGGGTAGAACCGACTCACCCACAGCACGTCCACGAACTACGCCAGTCGTCAAGCCATTGGTCGGTCGAGGAGGGCTCAGAGCATGCCTTTACAGCCAAGCATGAGCTGGGCGATGGAAGGACGCCGGCGCGTCCGGTCAGCCATGTCACCGTCGCCGGCGAGGAGCGTATCAGCCGCGTCATCGAGCAGGGGCTGAAAGGGATAATGAACCAGAAATGAGGTATAATACAGGAGTAAACCACGTTTCCGCCGCCTGCGTCGCACGTATGCTAACGGCGGGCGGCATTATAAAAAGTAGCGCGGCGTTAGAGCGCCACGCTACCCATTCAGTACATGCGATTGAGGCGCACGTACCATGTTTGATTCTACCTGTTCCCCACACGTCCAACAATTATCCTTATTTGCCGATGAAGAGATTTGGTTGCCAATTGCAACCTTTGAAGGACGCTATGCCATATCCAGTCATGGCCGCGTCAGATCGTTTCTTGGCAAGACCGAAAGAGTGCTCAAGCCAATTTTGGCTGGACATGGCTATTTGGCTGTTTGCCTTTGTGATGAGGGTAAGATTATTCGGCGCTATGTTCATCGACTCGTTCAATTGGCATTTGTGGGCCATAGCGATCTTGAGGTAAATCACAAGAACGGTCAAAAGGATGACAATCGCCTAGTCAATCTTGAATACGTTACAGCATCCGAAAATTTGCGACATGCCAAAGTTGTATTGGGCCATACGATGTCAGTTGAGAAAGGCGCAAAGCTGCTACATCGCCGTGGCGAAAAGAATGGCTATTTCAAACTCAGCGATAGCGAGGTGGCCGAAATTCGCCGGTTATCAAAGGATGGCCTGTCTTGTCCAAAAATTGCTCAACAATTCGGAGTCAGCAGAGGCAATATATGGTTGATTGTAACTGGTAAAACACGCCAATGAACAGTAGCCAAAAATTTTCTTATATCGTCGACATCGACGTTGCCAGCGCTGAGGCAGCGGCGAAGAAGTTGCAGCAGATCTACCAGCAAGCGCTGGCGCAGATCAAGATGCCGACCGACAGCGGGCAAGGCGTCGTCGCGGCTATGCAAGCCCAGCAGAGCCAGATGAGCGCCGCGGCCAAAGCCGGCGCCTCAGAGCGCGTGGCCGCCGCCCAAGCAGAGACAGCCGCTAAAATCAGTGAGGCCAACGAGGCCAGCCAGGCCGTGGTCGCTGTTGAGCGGCGCACGACCGAAGAGGTCAAGAGCGAAGTGACCAGGCGAGCTGCCGAAGCGCGTCGAGCTTCACAGGCCACGGGAGCCCTTGGGGCGCGCCTCGGTGGAGAGGTTATCCCTGGCTTCGGCGGGGTGCAATCCCTCCTCAATACCAGTATTGCGGGTATCGGTGTCGGCTATGCTGTCCAGCAGGGCGTACAGTTTATGACCGAGGCCAACCAAATCGCCACGGCCTACAACCGCCAACAGGTGGCCGCCCTTTCGCTGGCGGGTTCACAGGCACAGCTCAACGCATTGATGCGCGCCTACGATGAAGCCACAGGCGGCGCCGTCGATCAGGCGACCGAGCTCGCACAGGTCACCAAGTTGCAGACGCTGGGCTTTGCCGACAGCTCTAAGGAGTTGGAACGCTTTGTGCGCGGCGCACGCGGGGCATCGCTGGCGATGGGCAGCAATGCCGATTACATCGTCGGCCAAGCGCAACTGGCGATCTCTAACACCACTACCAATCGCCTTGACCAGATCGGCATCGGCGTTGGTGAGTTCAAGGACAAGATGGATGAGTTGAAGGCGGCCAACGAAGGCGCCAGCGAGTCGGCTCTTTATCAGGAGGCGATCCTGGACATTTGGGAAGAAAAATTCGGCAAGATCAGCGACTCCTCGGCGGCCGCGGCCACCGGTGTTGAACGATTGGGCAAGGCCTGGACTGACTTCAAACTGGCAGCCGGTCAATCGGAGTGGTTCAACCAGTCAGCCGGCAACATCGCCGATATGGTCAACTACGTCAGCAAGGAACAGACACGCCAGGACACCAAATATGCTTACAACATCTCGTCTCAGCGCCAGGAGTTGAAAGGCAACGACCTGGGCTTTGACTCTGCCGAGCTGGAGAAGCAAACGGCCAGGCTCGACCAATATTCCGCCGCTGTCGAGATGCAGACCAAGTTGACGAAAGAGGGAGTGGAGGGCGGCAGGCAGTACGCGCAGGCGCTCGCCGACCTCGCCGATGACATGGGGCGCACCGGCAGCATTGGCGACCAGTGGCAGATGACCCTGGACATGATCACCCAGCGCTACACCGAGCTCTCCAGCGGCACGCAGCAGGTTGAAGAGGATACCCGCCAGTATGCCGAGGTCATCGGTGGCGTGATCACAAAGGCAGACGCACTGGCAGCCGGCTACGGATCGCTGGGCGCAGCCACGGATGCCTACAACGCCATCCAGAGCCAGGCCAACCTTACCATGCAAGAGACGGCTCACTGGATGAGCGTCATCGCCGGCGGGCAATCCTATCTCAATGTGCCGGGCAAAGGCTTTACGGCTGTGCAAGGGCCGCAATTGCCGGGCGAAGATTACCTAAAACAACTGAGCATCACCAGCGGCGGCGGCTTCCTGACGCCAGGCGGCGGATCGACCGCCGACATCATGACCGACTGGCAGACCAAATGGACGCACGAGAACGAACAGGCGACCAAGAAGGGTATTGCCGACCGTGAGGCGGCAGACAAAAAGGCGGCCAGTGCCTGGGAGGCCGCAGCCAAAAAGAACCAGGCCGATATGGAGCGGGCGGCCAATGCGATGGCGAAGGAGTTTGAGAGCGCTCTCCATGACATTCCTGGCCTTTTTGCGCCCAGCGATGTGACAGCCGAGGATATGGCCGCAGCGGAAGGCGGCTATTACAAGGAGAAGGCCGACGAATACCTGCGCCGGCTCAACGATGAAGTGTCGGGTGGCAAGGACTATCCTAATGTTGATGTGAAGGATGCGGCCAGGGCTATCGGCATGGATGAGAACAGCGCCCCCAAAGCGATTGCTGCTGCCTTCAAGGAAGCCTGGGCTAGCGGCTCGCTGTGG